TCGGCTTTCAGTGTGGATAAATCCATGTTGAATTCCTGATTAAGCGAAGCGATAACCGCTTCTAAGTTTGAAATTTCATCAGCGAAACCCGCTGATACGGCTTTATTTCCAACTAACACGCCACCGCGCAAGCTGGTAATTTGGTCACGGCTCATGCCGCGATTGGTCATAATGGATTCAATAAATACCGATTCCATGTCATCAACCATTGTTTGAATTGTTGCCCGCCCTTCGTCTGTTGCGAGGTCGGGGCGTTTGTCGGGTGCGTTGCTGCTGACGAATTCCGTTGCACCGCTGTCTTTTTTAGAAAATGCCGCCACTACGCCGATTGAACCGACGATTGCCGTTGAATCTAAAAAGATTTTGTCGCTTGCCGCCGCAATCCAATACGCCGCGCTTGCCGCTTGACCAACAACGTAAGACACAATCGGTTTATCAAAGGCTTTAATTTGTGCCGCGAATTCGTTAATCATCGTAGTGTGTCCACCAGGTGAATCAATTTGCAACACAACGGCTTTCACGTTTGGGTTGCTTTGCGCGGCTTGCAAATCACGCGCTAACATTTCAACGGAATACGCGCCGCTCACTTCTGAAAACAAATTCGCGCGGGGAAATAACGCACCTTGAATCGGAATCACGGCGACGTTATCGCGGGTAATGACTTGATGGGTGTTATCTAACGGTTTGCCACGCTCTTTTAAAACGGCTTCAAGATTGTTTTCACCGTTTGCAATCGCGTGAATGGTTTCGAGAGCAGATTGCGTGATTGCCCAAGGCGTGCCGTTGTTTAGAAAATTGATGATGTGTGACATTAGTTTGTAACCTTTAAAGTTTCGTTGCTGTCGTTGGGGTCATCGACTTGCACGCCTAAATCAGAACCCGCCACCACGAAATCGGTTAATAATCCGAGTTCTTCCATGCGGTCACGCTCACGTTTGCGCTGTTCAAGCACGTCTTCCCAATCCAAGCCTTGATCCGCGCATTCAGATTCGAGGGTGGATACACCAATTTCCATCCGAAGTTTCGCTGCTTGCGCTTCTTTAACTTGATCCACCCAGCCACGACCTGCAAACACCCAACGAGCGCGAGTATAAGAATAGGAATTGTTGTCAGTATAAAAATCAGGAGCTTCAATAAATTCACGATTCACCGCTTCTTCAAACCAAATGTTATAAATATCGTTAAGCCATGTGTCTTGTAACCAACGTCTACGACCTTGAAAGTAACGCCATGCTTCTAATAACGCGGCTCTTGCACTGGAATAATTTGTTTTCGAGAAATCCTTCATTAGCAATTCGTAGGGCATATTTAGCCCTGCCGAAATGTGACGCATACACGATTCCATAAAACCGTTAAATGCCGTGTTAGGTCTGCCGCTGTTGTAAGAACTGACTTTTGTACCAAGGGGAAGCGTTAAAAAACTGCCCGATTTGATTTTTTTACCGTTGGTTTTTTCGCTGACAGCTTGCCAATAATTCGACAAATCATCACTTTCTGAACCTAACAAATTCGTGACGGCAGCGGGGTCTAAATCGGATTCAATAAACGCGGCAATTAAGGCATTCGCGGCAGCGGCGTGTAATTCACTTCCTAAATAATCGCCCGACACTTTGAATTCACGCAACACTGCGGTGAATAATGGCTTTCCGCGTGATTGTTCGGTGCGTTCTTTGTCGAATAAGTGAATGACTTTGCGTCTGCCCCATTCCGTGAACGCGGGGACACGCTCCCATTCTTGAACGATGCCCGTCATGTAACGGTATTTGTCGCCAGGGTGTGATTTTTGAATGTAGTAAGCGACAGGTGCGCCGAATTTATCAATTTCAACGCCGTTGCGGATGTTGGCATTGCCGATTAAATAGGTTGGTGTTGATAAACGATCCGATTCAATCATTTGCAAACGGGTTGCCCACTTTGAATTTGGGCGTGGCAACCAATGAACAATTGCCAGTGCATCACCGTTGACCAATGCACCCGCTAACGCTTGTTGCGTTAAACCCAAAAGGGTTTGACTTTGCGCGGCATCAACTTCAGTGGTGTCCGACCACGTTGCGAATTGGTCTTCAACGCCGTTTGCCCATTCGCTTGCCCATTCTCTATCTTTGCCCAAAAGTCTGTATTTTGGTTGCGCTGATAAACGTAATTGATGCCCGATAATGTTGTCGAGTAGGGTTTGACGCGCTCCGCTGGCGACAGGATGATTCCGTACTAAGTCACGGGCGCGTGGTGTTAATGCCGCGAGTTCATCTAATAAATCGGCATCGCTTGAACCCGCTTGTGGAATCCAACCCGATAAACGGGGGTCGGTAACGCTTGCGCCTTGGTGTGCCGTTGCGAAACCGTAGCCACTCATAAAATCACGCTCATGGGTTTATGCCCTTGACCATTTTCACGCGCGACAACGTTTTGCCAGATTTGCATTTCTTTACGCAACATCGGCAAGTCGTGGGTTGTGATTTCACGACCCTGAAATCTAACTGTTTTACCGCTTAACGCCTCGCGATAAGCAACAATAATTTCTTCTAATAAGGTTTCGGAATTCGTCATAATGACAAGCATTATTCAGAATTTGAGTGTTCATTTACACGTCAAAATGAACTAAAATTTTAGGCACAAAAAAGCCGCTGATTAAAGCGGCTTTAGTTTGATTAAAAAGCTATGTTAGTTCATGCGGCATTTTTGCACCCTTTTTCAGGTTATCAATTGCCCAAAGCGGTTGCAAATTGCTGTAATGATTCAAGCGCAAAACATCTTCTTCGGTTTTTGCTGATGCTAATGGAATTTTGTGATCCAAATGAATCCTCTCTATCACATCCCAGCTCATACCGTTTGTAAATTGTGCCTCAATGTGCGAGGTAAATGATTGATAATCACACCCTAAAATTTCAAATGCGCTGGATTCCTTGGTGTAATCTTTATTTTTTAAAGCAAGATAAATTAAACTGCGTATTCTAATTTTCATTGCATAAACAGGGTTGTTTTTGATTTCTTTTTTGCGCCAAGCGCGGGCAAGTTCCTTTATCCTTTCTGGGTTAGCTGCTCGCCAAGCGCGGATGAGTTCTTTTGTCTTTTCTGGATTAGCCGCTCGCCAAGAACTAGCACGCTCTTTTGCTTTTCTACTATTTAATTCATACCAAGTTCGGGAGCGTTCTTTTGCCTTTTCTGGATTAGATTCATGGTAAGCACGCTTGTGTTGCTTTATTTTTTCAGAATTTGCTTTCCGATAGGTATAGTCTTGTTCTTTTTTACATTTTTTACATATTGAATTTAAACCAAACTTCCCAGTTTTATGATTACTAAAGCAACTAAACTCTAATTCCAGTTTGCATTTTGAGCAGATTTTTACTGTGATTTGTGGCATTTTGAGAATCCTTCATTAGTGGATTATTCATTACAAGGGTGATATGCAACAGGTGGGTAATGATTCCACTTTTCGGGTTCGATGCCCTATTTGCACAGTCTAATTTTAAACCTAAACGCATTTCTTTACAGTATTTTTTTTTACTGTAAAACTTCTTGATTGATGTGAGCAAGCAACACCACGTTTTCATTTGTGTCTGTGATGCCGTGAATCGTTGCGGCGGCATCGTCAGTGATGACAATCACACTCATGTCGTCATCGTAATCGCTTAATAGTTCGCGCAAGGTTTTTACGTTCATAATAATTTTCTCTTTTCGGCTTCATTGTGAAGTTGTGAATATCGCGCTTGTTTTTCAACGTCAAACGCCAATTCTTGGTCGTTCAACAATTCGTAAATTTCTGCCAGTAATTTTACGCCTTCGTTTCCGACTGGTTTAGGCGATGGTTCGAGTGGTTCAATTTGTTCCATTTTTAAGCTCCAAAAATGTTCGGTGAAATCGTGGCAAGTTGCTCACGGATTTCAGTGGCAATGGCTCTAATTTCCCATTGTGCTTCTTTTGTTTCGCGTAGATTTATGAAATCAATCCACGCTTGAAAGTTCCCAACCACAATCAATTCTGTTTCAGCACCTTGCAATAATAAAAACCGTGCATCCTCTTTTTTTACACCTTCACTAATAGCTTGGCTGTAACAAATATCAGAAAGCATTGCTAATTGTTCAAGCATTGTGTCCAGTTCTTCGCTTAACTGATTTTCGTCATTCAATAAAATAGGCGGATAAATCGTGGTTTGTTTTTCCGTGTAACGCTGTGACCGCTGAAGAAAATCTAAATGTTTCGACCTAACAAATTGGTGAGAACACACTCGACTGATTCCACTAACGCGAAACGTAGCGTGTGCAAACCGAAGCGTTGACAAATGACCTTTTGACACGCAATGCGCCGCACGCTTAATACAGGTTTCTTCGTCGCTGTTTTCTTTGCCATAACAAATACCCGCCATTTGACCGATAACCGTTTCAGGATTTAAGGTGTGATTTAACAGTTCAACTTTCATTCGTAGTTCGCCGCGTGCGAGTGTTGTTCAAGTTCGATTAACTTTTGCAAATAAACGCAAAAATCCATTGCTTCTTCTTGTGCAAGTGTTAGCCATTCCAATTTTGTTAGATCGGTGCGTTCCATTGTTGTGCCGTATTTGTGAAAACCAAAATCGGCACGGCGTTTGATTTTTTGGCACACTGCTTGTTCAATTCTGCTCATGTTGCTGTCTCATTGCCTCGTCTATCATGTCTTGGAAGAATCGCGCTCGTTGCGCGGGTTCAAGCGGTTTAAAAGATTGATACAGCTTTTTTAATGTGCCTTTCGCATTTTTAATTGCGGCTTTAATCGTGCGATTCCATGCCGTGGGATTCATTTCAGAAACCAATCCAAAATTGATTAAATCGTCGCAAAATTGGTCTTTTTGCGACGTGTTGAGTTTTAAAAAAAGTTCAACGGTGGTCATGGTTAAGAATGTCGTGGTGGATAAGGGCTGTTTTGTGGCGGTGGAGCTTGTTGATAATTAGGCGGCTGTGGATATTGTGGCGGTGGCGGAGCATACGCGGCGGGCGGATACGGGTCTTGTTGATGACTTTCATACGCTGCCGCCGTATTTTCAGATCGTTTGCCGCCAACTAAATCAATCACGTTTGCATTGACTTCGACTTGAAAGCCTTTTGTGCCGTCGTTTTTTGTGTATTCGTTGGTGGTCATTTCACCTGAAATGAAAACCTGCTGACCTTTTTTTAAGTAATCAACAAGCGTGCCTTCTGCTCTACGTCCCCACAATGCAACACGAATCCAGACGGTTTTTTGGTTATCACCAAAGCCGACATTGTTTGCCACGCTGACATTTAAAACTGATTGACCTGTTGACGTTATTTTTACTGTTGCGTCTTGTGACACATTGCAAACACCGCTGAAAACATTACTCATTGATTTCACCTGTTTCGTTTTTGTCTAAGCGTTCCGCCGCGCGTTCATCACTGTACTTTTCGGGGTAACGCTTTTGCAATTTAGCGACGTTTCGATTAGCGACCAATTCCATGTCAACGCCCAAAGTGTCACACGCCAAGGCGACAAACCACAGTGCGTCGCCCAATTCTTCGAGCGCGTTCGATTTATCTAACGATTGCCCGTAAATCACATACTTTTTAATACAATCCGTGAATTCACCTGCTTCGCCAGCCAATCCCATTGCCGCGTGAACCAGATTAAATTTAAAATCGCCCGCTTTTGCCGTTTTAAGCGCGTTTTTTTGATATTCTTGAAAGTTCATTTTTTAGCCTTTTAACGTTGATGTTTTGGGTAATGTGGTTTTTTTATCTCTTTCATGACACCGCAATCGATACAAATTTGCTTGCCTGTTGACTGGTAATTCGCCCAGTTTTTGTGTTCGCAGGTCTCTTTCTTGTCGCTGTATGTCACCCATTCCACAAAAAATAGCACGGCTAAAATCAAGCCACCTGCGATTAAAAATGCGTCTTTTATATCGAAAATCATTTGTCCCCCTGTTTGTTTAGTTTCTTTGCTGCATAACTTTTTCTCCTTCGTTCGCGCTCCATTTCTCTCGATTTTTCAATGCCGAATTTGGCGATGTGTTTTTCTCTTGATTTTCTGTTTTTTTCACGGTTGAAGGCTTTGAACTCTTCATCAGAAAGGGTTTTGCGCCATTGCGTGTATTTTTCACGCGCTTTCGCATTCACTGCATCTTTGTTTTTGTTGCGCCAATTTCGGCTCAATTCCTTTGCGCGTTCAGGATTTTGTATCCTAAATTTTTGCATCGAAAGGCGTTTTTTTTCTTTGAGCAGCGGCGTTTTGCGATAGTAGTTTCTGCCTCGGATTACCCGTTTTTTTAACAACGCTTCGTAGGTTGTAGGTGCGACTTCAATGCCGAACTGTGATTGTTTTAGTTTTTGCTGATACTCAAAAAGCTGCACGTCGTCCAATTCGTCAACTAAAAACAATTCTTTTCTAACGTTTCTTTTTTCACGAAACGCGAGTTGTAAAATTTCATTGCTCATTCAAAATTCTCCACATCGTTGAGTTGCTGATTGCGTATTTTTTACAAATTTGGCTTTTGTTTTTGCCGTTAAACTCTTTTTTAATTTTTTCATTACGCTCGAATAAATCTTTTTTCGGAATGTAATACGCGCTGCCGCCAATCGATTTCATGATTTTATTCGCCGCACACATTGCTAAATCCGATGCAACCGATTGTGGATGTCCAAAATTCAAGGCGGTTTGCATTACAGCGGTTTTGATTTGTTCGATTACTTCAGTTTCCATGCGTGCCTTAATCTGGAATGTAAAAAGATTTTTTAGCGGAATCGACAGGGATTTGTGCGACTTCGTCAACGTGCTTTTCTACGTTGATAGGCATCAGCATTTGTTCCCATCGGGATTTACTGTAACGATGTAAGCGTAATTCCGCGTGACGGGTGGCGGCATAGGCATAGACAAGCGTGTCCAACGGTTCATTTCGTGCCGAACCTTTGATTTTTTCATAACGTCCTGTTTTGTGTGATTTGGTTTCGGATAACACGCCGCCAAAGTATTCGCGCGGCAATTCATCGCTAAAGTGCATCAAACGGTCTTCGGGTTTGCGGACGGTATCGTTTGAAATCCGCATGAATAATTCATCTTTGATTAAATGCACGCCGACGGTGAATACCATTACGCCGAATTTATCTGACGCGCCGCGAAAATTCACATCCATCGCTCTACCTTTTGAGAGCATTTCAGCGTTAATTGTGGACGCGCCTTTGATAGCAAAAGGTCTCTTGATTCGTTTTTGTCTAACGTAGTTATAAACATCGTGGGTTTTGTAACCACTATCAATCGCCGTTGATTGAATTGGTAACATTTTTCCGTCTGCGCGTTCGATTGGCGTGTTAAGTAATTCGGTTAATGCGTCCCACACGTCAGCGTCTGAGGGGTTGCCGTAAAGTTCAACATAATCCAAAACGTAAGCGGTCAGTTTTGCGCCCCAGCCTACAATTTGAACAGCGACGCGGTTTTCTTGAATATCAACTCCACAAGTTATGACACCCACGCCACGCGGTGCAGTTCGTAGCGGGTAAGATTCGGCACGGTCTTCTAAACCTGCTAAACGCAATTTCGCCATGCTTGGGTCTTCATAGGGGAGGGCTAAAATCGAATTCCAGAAGGTTTTTAATTCTGCGCCGCCGTTTTCTTTTGCGGATTCGTAGCGCGTGACGATTTGCGCCCAACTCAAACCGAGCGAAATCGGATAATACAAACCACTGGCATGAAAACCGCGCATTTTTCTATCGGGAAATTCTGCAATCCAACGCCCTTTTGCAAATAACGCCGTTTTTTGATGTTCCTCAATGTAACCTTCACATTCGCTGCATTGATAAACCACGCTTTCAGGGTTCAATTTTGAATACGTTAAGCCTTCAAAAATCAAATGTTGTTCATGTCCACAATGCGGGCAGGCGATATGGAAGCGTTCCATTGTTGATTTGTTGTAAAGATATTCAATTCGTGAAACGCCTTTGACCGTTGGCGTTGAAACAAATAATCGTTTTGCCGCGTGAAAGGTGGTGGTGCGTTCAATCAACATTTCAATCGGATCGTCGCCGCTGGTGTATTGGTTGGCAAATTCGTCTACTTCGTCAACTAACAGGATTTTGATTGATTTGGATTTTGCTGAAACGGGATTGCTGGCATTTTCAATAAACAAAATACCGCCTAAACATTCTTTGAAGTTGCGGCGATTTGATGTGTTTTTGTTTGCGCCTTCGAGCATTGAATCTTTCAATACTTGGCAATTTTCTAGCATTGGCGTGAATTTCTGGTCAATCCACGCATCAGTTGTGGTTGCAGAAGGCAAATAAACGCCAATTGGTGACGGATTTTCAACCATCGAATACGCTAAAACGTTTGCGGTTGCAGTCGTTTTACCAATTTGTACGCAAAACATTAAGCAAACGTCTTGTACTTTTGAGCGTGTCGAAAAACAATTCATCGGTTCGCGCAATAATTCATTACGCGACGTGCGAAATGCCCCCGCTTCACTGCTTGATTTTGACGATAAAACAACGTGCAAATCTGCCCAATCAGATACACTGATATGTTGGCGTGGCTTGAATGCACGCGCTAAGGTATCGCTGACGACAAAGTTAGCGTTGGCTGTCATTGAAGGTTTTGCCTGTTGATTCGAGCGTGGCTTGTTTGCCTGTGAATTCCTGCCAGCGTTTTACGATTACGTCACAATACTTTTCATCAAGTTCCATACTGTAATTTATGCGGTTTGTTTTTTCGCACGCGATAAGTGTTGAACCAGAGCCGCCGAATAGGTCAATTATTAAATTGTGAATACCTGCATAATCAATGCAAAACTCAATAACCTTTATTGGTTTTTGTGTTGGGTGAACTGATTTTCCTATTTCAGCACGATTAACAGTTATTGACCGCAATGGCTTTTCAATGTTTGTCCATGCCAACTCGCCGTCCGACATTGTTAAGCAGCCATCTTGCCCTTTGTTCCAAACAATCCAACCGCGTGACGGTGGTAATAAATCGGCAAAATAGTTGCCGCCAAAAATAATTACAGGAACATTCATTGAAATCAAAAAATCAAACAGTTTTTTTTCAGGGCGTGATTTATCCCACCCTTTAAACTCGTGTGCCTTTCTATTGTGTTTTGGGTTTTTAGATGTGCTTTCTTTTTGTCCATCAATTCCAATTCCATAAGGTGGGTCAGTAAAAACCATGTCCGCCTTTTTGCCATTCATTAACTTATCAACGGCATTAACGCTGGTACTATCGCCACACATAACACGATGATTGCCACATAACCAAACATCGCCCAATTTTGTCACGGGAACAACAGGCACGTCAGGCACAACGTCTTCATCAGTTAGCGGCTCAGGTTTTTCAACAGGCATAAATTCCAACAACTCATCATCATCAAAACCCAACAAATCAAAATCAAAGCCTTCGAGTTTTAAATCGGCAAATTCGAGCGCGAGCATTTCAGCATCCCAACCTGCGTTTAAGGCGATTTTGTTGTCGGCGATAATGTAAGCGCGTTTTTGAGTGTCGGTTAAATAACCCAAACGAATACACGGCACGGTTTCAAGTTTCAACAATGACGCGCCCAAAACGCGCCCGTGACCTGCAATAATGCCGTTGTCGTTGTCGATTAAAACGGGATTTGTGAAACCAAATTCTTTGATTGACGCGGCAATTTGTGAAATTTGCGCGTCAGAATGCGTGCGTGAATTTCGCGCATACGGGATTAAATCCGCTGTTTTTAAAACTTCAATTTGTGGCTGGTTCATGGTGTTCCGTGGCGATTTTTTTAAATTGGCGTGACATTTCAGTGAGTAATTGTTCAATCGTTTCTGTCATTTCACTTTTAATGCGTTCCGAGCTGGTTTCAGCGGCAAATTGCACCGCGAATCTATCTGGCAAACTTTCGAGCCGCGTTCTAACTGTATTTGCCGCCGCGTAAATGGCACGATTTACGTCTTCGATGGCTAACAGCTTTGCGGTGGCTTTTTCATATTCGAGTTTTGAGAGCAGGGCATTGTATTTTTCACGCAAGGCTTTTGACTGTTGAAAAATGCCGCTTGCTTGTTTGCCGATTTCGTCGCGTGCCATATCCATTTCGGAAACATCAGCAACAGGCGCATTTTGTTTTTCAGCGCGTTCATTTGCATGACGCTCCACAACGCCGACTTTTGACGGGTCAGATGTTTCAAAAACGAGCGCGTCAGTTTCAGCAACTAAAATCAAACCTTGCGAATTTTGCACCGTGCGACCATTGCGAACTAATTCGTTGACGTATTGGCGGCTTTTACCAATGTGACGGGCGTAATTGGCTTTTGTGAGGGCTTTTTGTGTCATTCTGCTAAATCCGCATCAAGTGGGAAGTTGTAATGTTGTTTCAATTCGTATTCGTTTAAATCGCAAGCGTCGATATAAGTGTTCACATCATCAAGCGTTTTGAAATACAAATCACAACCTGTTTCGATTTCGATGAGTTCGTAACCTGTAAAATGTTCAATTTGAAAACCATGACGTGACGCTTTGAGTTGCATAACTTCAAAATCCAATAATTCTTGTTCAGTTGTTTTATTCATAACCCCGCCCCCCTTAGTTTAGAAGCCCCCGCCGTTGCGTTGGGCAAGGGCAGAATTGTTTTAAGTTTTTTTTCTAGTTGACTAATTCGCCTTCAATCGCGCCTTGATTAACACTGGGTGAGTTGTTTTTTAGCCACGCTGAAACCTTGTTTGTTATGTCAAACAACGCAGATTCGATTGATTTCCAGTCGTTTAATGTTTCGATTGGGATAGTGTGTGTGTCGCTGGCGTTATTGAACTCACCAAGCAAAACCAGCAAATAATCTTTGAAGGTTTTGATTGATTCGTTGTGCGTAACCAATGCGCCAACCTCTAAATCCAATTCTGATTTTGTCTTGTTGAGTTTTTCGATGTCTTTTTGATACATTGAAATCACGGATTCTTTGCCGCGAATTTCACTGTCTAATTTTGATAATTCTGTTTTCACGCCGTCTTTGATGGCTTGCGCTTGCTCTTTTTTGAGTTTTTCAAGGTCAGATTGCGCTTGTTTGGCTTTTTCTTCGGCGGCATGAATGGCATCAATGTTTTTTTGCATCATGGCTTCGCGTTCAACTGCGAGTTTTTCAGCTACGCCAGCGGTAATTTGAGCGGTAATTGTGTTGCGTAAATCGTCATTTTGTTGATTGATGGCATCAACGGTTAATTTTTGAAAATTGACTTTTGCGGTGGCTTCTTTGAGTTGTTCATTTGCGTTGAAAAGTTCTTTTTCAGCGGTTTGTTTTGCTTTCGCTAAATCATCTGCTTCTTTTTTCAAGCGTTGGATTTCGCGCTTTGAAACATCCTCTCCATTTTCGACGCGCTCAATTACCGCGTCCTTTATTTCTTCTGGAGCATTCAAAAGCTCAATAATTTTCGTATATTCCAAAAGTTGCACCGGTGCAACTTTTGAATCATCAAGCAATTCAGGAAATTCTTTTGCGATTTTCATCCATTGCGTAGCTCTTGGATAATTCAGCTCAGGAAATTCTTTTGCAAACTCGATTTTAAATTCACCGTGTTCACAATTCGCCTTTAACCAAAGTAAATCCTCACCTGTTTTTGCTGCAACTAAAACGTATTGCGCTTCCATTGTTGCAAGTTGTTCACCGCGCATTTTTACCCGTGCAATTCTTACTGCGCGTTCTTGTACCGCTAATTCATTACTCATTGCAATGCGTCCTGTAGTCGTGCGTGTAATTTCGTTTGTCTGTCTTTGTATGCCTTGCAACTATCTTCAACGACTAAATCAGCGGCTTTTTTTACCTTGTCCCATTGTTGTTGACTTAATGTTGCAATGCCAGACGATGTAACAAATTCAAAAACTTCCGTAAATTCGGTTCGTACTTGGTCAAGCAAACGCGCTTTTGTTGCGTCTTTTTCTTTGTCGATGTCGGTTGCTGAAAACCCCGCGTGTTTTACAAAAGCCGTGTGCAGTTTTAGATTCATGTCTTTTTCATTAGGAACGGCGGCTGGTCGATTTCCTTTGTATTCAACAACGGGAAGTTTTTTAATTGTTTCTTGGTAGGTTTTAAGTTCACGCTTTGACTTTTCGCGGGTGATTGCAAAGTCGGGGTAATTGCTTAACCGTTCGGCAACCGATAAAGATTCCGTTGCATTGACTGGCTCTAATTCTTTACTCATAAAATCCTCTTCTTTTTTCTTTTAAAAAAAATAAATAAAGTAGTCACTCACAGATTCAAACCTCACGCGCGTATATGTATGCGCGAGGTTTTGATGTGTGAGTAACACTTAGCCGCTTGACCAACTTGCGGTTTGCGAAGTCATTTCATTCACGGCGTATTGCATTTTTTCAGCACACAAACCGATCCATTTGGCTTGTGACATATCAATCGCATTTTTGGCACGACCGTTTTCTTGAAAAGTGGCGTGATTTTGCAAATGGGTAATGCACCGCACGACTTTTGCAGGTGAACCCGCATATTCCACGCTGGTTTGTAAGCGTTTGCAGTCGCAACCGAGTTCTAATCGGTCAATAAAGCGTTGCATTGACGCTGGTTTAACGCCGTTGCGATTACACCAGGCGCGATAAAGCGAATACAGTAACTCGCTAGGCGCGGGTAAAAATGGCAAGCCTTTGATTTCACCGTCACGCCAATCACGAAAGAAAATCGTGACGTTATCAAGGCACGAATCAATCAAACGCTCTTTGGATTTGTTATAAATCGGCTTGGTGTGTTCGTCAAAACCTGTGCAATCGATGTTGTAAAGCAGGTGGTAATACAATGCTTCAATGCCGCCGTTGGCAATTTCGTCATAAATATCATTGAAAAATTCTTCGTCGGGTTTTTCATCACACCAAATCACCATGTGCCGCCGATCATCTTTTTCGAGAACGACAGGCACAATGTCATTGGATAAAAACACCATGTTCATGTGATTGCGCTGGTAATAAGCGTTTAAATTCTTGTTGTTGATTTCGATACGATCATCGGTAATCATCGCCTTGAGTTTGTTTTTGACTTGATATTTTTCTTGTTGCGTTGCCACTTCGTCAGCAATTACGAATAATTTGTGACTAGCCCAACCGTTAAATTGGGATTCAAGATTGCCTTGACCAATGTTGCAGCCGTACTTGCCGTAAATATCACGCACGACTTCAAAAAATAGATTTTTGCCGACACCTTGACCGCCGTGAACTACGACACCCGTTTTCATTTTCGCGCCTTCGTTTTGCAACGGGAACGCCAGCCATTTCATAATCCATTTAAAATCACGCACGCCGTCGGGTGTCATGCCGCCGCATAAGTGGTGTAATAAATCCACGATGTTGTCACACTTGCCTTGCTTCGGTATCACGTCAAAGCCAGTGAACAGGTTGGCGATAATGTCTTTGTCTTTGCCTGTTGGGTCAAAGCCTAGATTTTTCTCACGAAGAATTTTTTTAGCGGGGTGTTCCTGCCAGTGCTTGAACACGTCACGCCCTTGTGTGATTTCACGAACGCACGCTAATGGAATTAAGCAGTTTTCGAAATGGTCATAAACGGATTTTTCCATGCCATAAATCAAACTAAACCGCATCACCATTTCATCAGCGGTATTGATAGGCTTTAGCTTGCCCGTTGTGTCGTGAATCGGAATGTCGTTATCGAGTTTCCACTTCTTTTTTTCTAAAAAGTTTTCGATTTGATTGCGAACTGTGTGCAACCCGTAGGCTTTGTGCAGGTCGTTGAAGTCGGTTAGCTTGATTTTGTTTTCAGCAAACGCGCGATAACGTCCCACTTTGTCTACGAAGTCGGGAATTATCACGGCGGCATTGTGTAAAAATGCCACTGTTGTTGCGGCTTTCATTCCAGAATTCATGCGCCTGTGTGGCTTGCCGCAGTTTGGGCAGGTTTCAGCGTGTTCGGTGATATTGATAACGCCTTTGCATTCCATGCAATTCGCCAGTGCGTCATCGTCGGCACAGATCAGAATGTTGATTTTATTCCAATGCCGTTTTCGGAAGACTTCGACAACGGGCGCGATATTGCCTGCGTCAAAACAAACTGCGACGGGCAAACCTGTTGCCTCGTGCAAAGTGGCGGCTGTTGCGTAGCCTTCTGCTACCAGCAGAACTGTTTTAGGTATGCCGCCGACGAGGTGAAAGTAGCCTTTTTTGCTGCCACCTGAATGAAAATCCTTGTTGCGTTTTTTCTGTTTAACAAATTCCGATTGTGAATCGTAAATGTATTGCAAGCTGTGAATCCGTCCCGCCATATCGCACATCGGGATTAGGATTGTGTTTTGTGCGTCGAATCGCACGCCGTAAGCGTTGATTGATTTACTGGCAAGGTAATCGTTTTGACCGTCCGTGCTTGCCGCGTTCCATATTGTTTCGCATTCTGCTGACGCTTTTTCGCGCCGTGCTTTTTCGTCTTGCGCCTGTTCTTTTTTGGCGATGTCTGATTTTTCTTTGAGTAATTTTTGCTCTTCTTTTGAAATTTCAACGCCGTTTAATTCAATCTTGAATTTGAAATTTTCAGCTCCAACAAAATAACCAAATGCACCCGTGATTAAAACGTCACCGTTATCGCGGTGCAATTCCCATGCGTAATACCAACCGCGTTTTTCTTTGTCGATAGTAGTGCGGCACGCTTGCTTTTTTCCATTAGCAATAATGGTGGTAACTTCCAAGCCTTGTTCGGCGAATTGCGCTAATACGTCGTTTATGTTTTTCATTTAAGTGGTTGTCCTATATGGTGTAAGGTAAGTTTTTAATTTTATTCAGCCAAAGAAATCGGGGCTTTCAAACC